TGACATCATGGTTTCTGTCCACGACTGAGGTAGTGTGACCTTTATAAATCCAGTCTCGTTGTCATTGCCATCCCTAGTAGCGCCACCCGGACGGGCAATAGTGGTGACACCGTTTTCTTCAATCTGATTTGTTGTGCGAGAATCAAAATAATCGGTTACGTCGGCGTTGTTCGCCGGCTTGCCGCTACCTGTTATTTGCGTATCCCAATCGGCCTCGTTTGTAGTTGCGAACGCGCCTTGGCCTACAATGTTCTTTGCTGTGTTTCTGCTGGTCTTGTCAGCATCCTCATCCGGCTTCGGCCCAACAATAAGGCCGTAATTGACTTGCAGATTATCAACATCAATGTATTGCGCTTTCAGTCGACCGTTGTTATCGACGATGAAATTGCCGCTGCCGTCCTGTAATTTCCCAAACGTCAGTTTGGATATCAGCCCGTCATCGATAATGATGCGGTTGCCGTCTTTGATCAGTGCATAGGTCGGATTGACATCCGTATCACCAAACGCAATCTGATTGAAATTGAACACAGCACGGCTGGTGCCGCCCTCTATTCCGTAGCCAACGCCTGCCAACAATTTCGTGCCGTCGGGCGTGGTGCTCTGCAATCGCAATGCATAAATCGCGTCAACTGTGCTCTGGTCAGCCTTTACAGATATGTCTTGACTCACCGCGCCGAATTTGCCGTTGTAGTCGGCTTGCACGTATGTTTTTAGATCGGCGCGGGCTTGGGCCTCTTGCGCGACTTGATAGGCCACGCTTCCAGCGGTGTTCTCGTCGCCCGTGAGGTTGGGGATGGCCTCCAGTAGCGATCCCTGCAGCTTGCTCTCGGCAATGTCTTTCGACAGCGCTTTCAGAATAGCGTCGGGTTCGTTTTCCGTGGTGAATTGCAGCGGATACCAGTCGGACTGGCCGTACACGTTCACGCCACGGATATATAGATAATAGAGCGTGTCGGGGTGGAGGTCGGTCAGGGCGATGCTGCTGCCCACGCCTGAGCGCACGGCGTTGGACTCGATCTGTTCGTCGTTCAGCGGCGCATTGGCCATCCAGAATTCCCATACGGCGCCCGGCGTCAGTCCGGCCGGGGTGATCTGTGCCGTAAATGTGCTGACGGATATGTCGACGCTGTCCGGCGGCGCAGGCAGCAGCAGGCCGTTGACGTTGACGGTGCGGTAGACCCAGGCCGACAGCTGGCCGATGCCGTCCGCGGCGCGGGCGCGTGTTTGCCATTCGCCGGCGGTGGCGTCGAGCACGTCGACGGATACCGACGCGCCATTGCTGGCTGTGTGCCAGCCGCTGTCAGTCGGCCCGCGCGTTTCGATGATGTAGTTCTGCACGCGCACGTCGTCGCTGGGCGAGACGCTGACCGTTAGCGCTTGGTGCTGGGTGCCGCCGGCAATGTAGGTGTAGGACGTGACGTCGATCTTTGACGGCGGCGTGATCGGGCCGGTGGGGATGAGTGAGTCGAGCGGCGGCTCGAGGTAGATGCCCTGCTCGACGCGGGCGTATTTTGTAGGGTCGTGTTCGAGCGCGGTGATCGTATAGCGTAATTTGCCGGCGGTGGCGCCGCTCTCGCGATTGCCGATCACGCGGAACTGGCGCGGCTCGACGCTGGCGCTGGCGAGGATCCAGATCGCGCCGTGTACGGGCACTTGCGACAGCGGCTGCGTGAGCGTGACCGTGTTGTCGTCGAACGACGCGACCTCCCGGCGCTCGCTGCCGCCGCTGGGCAGCATGGCGTCGAGATACCAGGTATCGCCGCCGAGCGCCTGCTCTGGCACTTTGTCGAGCGTGAGCACGGACGTGCCGACTTGCAGAAAGCGCCCGCCCAGGCGCGCGCCGGCGCGCTGCGGGTCGCTCACGCGAATGATCGCGCCCGGGCGCAGCTTGGCGTGCTCGCTGGTGCCGGTGTACGTGACCGTTTCGCCCTCGTTGCGCTCGGTCTCGCGTGCCCATAGCCCGACACGGCGCGCCTGGCCGCGGCTGTTGCAGCCGACCGCGGTCAGGTTCGCGGGCTTCCAGCCGAAACGCTGGATGCGCTCCTCATCCTCGACAATTTCCGGCACGAGGCGGTCGTTGCTGTCCGGGTCGTTGTAGCTGACCAGCCACGCGCTGTGCCGGCCCGACCGCGAGGCGCCCGAGTATTCGAAGCAGCCGCCCTTGCCCTCGATCACGTTCGCGGGCGTGACCAGTTTTTCGGGGATGCCGGGCATGTCGGCCACGGGCACGACGGTATTCGTGCCCCAATACGTCATGCCGCGGAAGACGCTCGCAAGCTGGTTCAGCGCGTCATAAACATCAGCCTGAGCGGAAATGACGGTGTTGAAGGCATAGCGCGGCTCCTGGCCGCCGAACCCGTCATCAACCAGCTCGTCGCAATAGCGCGCGATTTCATACAGCGACCATTTGTCGACGAAGCGCAGGCCGACGCCGTAGCGGGCGTTCGTCGCGATGTCGAAGTAGCACCACGCGGGGTTGTCGGTCCACGCCTGCTTGAACGTACCGTCCCAGAGTCCGCTGTACGTGCGCGTCTCGGGGTCGTAGTTCGACGGGACCGATATGATCAGGCCCTTCACGTCGTACTTGCGGCCGGGGACGCTGTCGCCGAACTGTCGGGCGCCGACCTCGACGCCGAATCCGGCGGTGTCTGGGTAGATCAGCTTGGCGTCGATCAGCTCGGAGTAGGACGCCCAAAAAGTTTCGTTCTGGACGTTGGATTTGTCGCTGTCGGGCGTGACGCGGCGGTGGCGGATGCTCCACGGCCCCTCGCCGACCAGATCAACCCGCCGGCTGCGCTGATACGGCGCCGTGGTCTTGCCTTCGACTGTGTCGACCAGCTGTTCGACCCAGCTGCCGCCGTTCGGGAGCACGTCGATCGCATATTCAACGCTCGTGCCGTGCAGGTCGCCGGTTTTGGGGTCCTGGTACGTCAGCTGCGGAATCTGCGTGACGATGCGTACCGCGTCGACGGCCAGGTTGCTGATTGTTCGCACGATCGAACCGATCTCGGTGACCTGCGCGGACACGTCTTTCGGCCGGCCGACGCCTGGCTGGCGCGGGAACGGCGTTTGATCCGGCAGGCCAAACCGATCCGCCCGGCGCAGTCCGTAAAAATTGAACGAACCGTCGTCGTTTTGCACCGGCGTTTCGTCGAGATACATCGACCGGAACCCGTCGACGAGACCGACGATCGGCCCCTCGCCGACAATGTCGATGATGCGCGCGGTGGCGTTCGAGCGCAGCGTGTTCGGGTCTTCCTGGGCCACGCGGCCGCCGCCGCCGCCGCCTTTGCCGCCGCCCTTGTGGCCGACCAGCAGTTCGATTTCTTCGGCGACTGCGCTCATTTAATTCTCGCAAATGTCAGGCTTAAAAAAGCCCGCGGGTGGCGGGCACGGGATGCATTGTTGGAGCAGCTACGTTGCTACCGGATCGTCCGGCTCGTAGTCGCTGCCGAGCGCGATATCGTCGGCGGATAAATCCGCGCTGACGACGATCGAACCGACCCGCATGCGGCCGTATATCAAAGGCACCGGCAGGCCCTGGGTGCTGGTGTTCGTGGGACCGTCGAAAAGAAATGACGGGCGTTCGCCAGGGCGTTCGCGGTCGCTGTAGCTGTCGGTTTGCGGTGTGGGAGAGAGCATACTCGTGAGCGAGTCCAGCGGGGTCGTGAACGCGGCGATTGCATTCTGCGGCCCGAGCAACAGCAAGCCGAGCACAGCCTTGAATGCGCCGCCCGCGCCCTCCGCCGCGGGCATTATGTGGATCTCGCTCGCCTTGCCGAGCCCCATGTGCACGTCGTCCCGGCTGAGGTCATTCTCGGCGTCCAGCGGGCCGCGGAAAACGTGCCAGTTGCCGTCTTCGATGGTCTCGCGGAAACCAGGCAGCTGGCAGCCCAGCGCGCGGCAGGCTTCGCCGGCGTCACGCACATCGAGCCGAAATGATTCGCCGAATGCGGCTAGCGATCCGTGCAGATAAATAGTACGTAGCATGCTGCGCCTCGTTAATCGGTGTCTACGTATCGCAGGATCATTCCGCCGCGATCCTGGGCAATGTGCGGCAGCCACCGGTTGAGCGGTTCGCGTTTCGACAACGCCCTGGGCTGCACAGGCCCGCCGCTGCGCGTCATCGGATGATGTAGACACTCGCCGCGCTCGAGCAGGATGCCCCCATGGTTGGGCACCGGAGATCGAATCTGAGCGAGCCACGCGTCGCCCGGCTCGGCCTCTGCGTGCAGTATCTGGCGAAAGCCGGCCTGCGCAAAAAACTCCCGGTACAGATCGCCGCCGTCCTGCCACCACAGCCAAGCGCGCGGTATCTCGATCAGATCAATGCCGCGCTCCAGCGCGTAGTAGTCGCGTATCAGCGAATAGCAGTCGGTTACACCGTGCACGAACGGTCGGTCTTCCAGCGCCGGCCGTTCGGTGCCGTCGCCCCACCACGTGATATCCGTCGCCGCCTGGCCATCGGTCGCGACAATGCCCCATGGCACGGCCGTCGCCAGCTGCCCACGCATGTCCTGCTCGCTGGGGCAGGCCGGATAATCTGGGTGGCTGTGTACGATGCCGGCCAGGCCGCAGGCACGGGCTGTCGCCATGTCGTGTTTGCTGACGGAAAATGATTCGCGTGGCGACGGGTGGATGTTGTCGACCTGCCGGCAGGCACCGTCTGCGGTGAGCAGCCAAACCGCCTCGTGCGGGTATGCGGCTATCGCCCCGGCGCGGACAGTTTCGGCGTGCTGGTGTAGCGCGGCGCATGGATTGCGACACAGCGGCGCATGATCTGCGACTGCGCCGCCGCCTAAACCGTCCATTATTGGCGTTTGAAAACCGCGCGCTCCAGCACCGCGCGGCGGATCTGATAGCTGCTGGCGTGGGAGGCGTGGGCGACCCAGCTCTGGATCACGGGCTCGATGTCGACCAGGTCGATATCGCCGGCGGCGTAGCGGCGTTCGAGCGCACGTAGTTTTTTCTGCATGCGTTTGACGCTGTTTTTGCGAATCTTTCGATGTGTGGGCCATATTCGATATCCGAGGAAGTCGAGTCCGCGGCCGTGGCGTGGGCTGACGGGAAATATCTGGGTCTTGTTATTGAGCTGCAGGCGCAGATTGTCGTGCAGCCAGTCCTCGAGCACGCGGCGCTGTGCGTGCAGGCGCGCTTTGTCGTGGTCGACGATGAGCCAGTCATCCATATACCTCATATAGCGGCGTGCGCCGACGTGCTGTTTTGCGAATACGTCGAAATCGTGCAAATAGATATTGGCGCACAGCTGCGACGTGAGGTTGCCGATGGGAAGGCCGGGATGCCAGGTTTCGATGATGCCGAGCAGCAGGTATAGCGTTGGACGGCAAGCGATTCGGCGTTCTAGCTGCGTGCGCAGAACGTCGTGATCGATCGATGCGAAATAACCTGCGACGTCGGCCTTGAGCGCGTAGACGCGGCCGTGTGTGGCCCGCACCTCGCGCAGCCATTGTTGGGCTTTGTCTGCACCGCGGTGCACGCCCCGGCCGGGACGGCAGGCGTAGCTCTGATCGATGAATCGCGACTCCCAAATGGGCTCGATCGCGGCGATTAGGCTGTGCTGTACGACGCGATCGCGAAAGGGCAGCGCGGCGACCAAACGCTTTTTCGGCTCGTGCACATGGAAACGCCGATACGGGCCAGTTTCGTACTCGCGCCAGATCAGTTCGTTCTGTAGTTGTATGAGCTCGCCCTCGAGGTTTTGCTCGAAGCGCAGCACGTCGGCCTGGTGGCGTTTGCCGCGGCGCGCGCGGACGTAGGCGTCATGCAGGTTGTCGAAGCTGTATATCTCCGGGAACAGGTTGTTGTATGTCTTCATATCGAGCCAAAGCGGCGACGATCGAGCCTCGGCTGAGGCCTACTACACGATCGATGCCTGTTAATGTTTCGGCATGGGCCGAGGATCAAGCGCCCTTTTGATGTCGTGCTGACAGCGCCACCGTGACCGCGCTGTTTCTGACGATCTTCAAGAGCAGGCCGGCAACCGATGTTGCTGTTGCGATTGCCGCGGGCGTTGTTCAAGTTCAACGCCGACAACCCCGCATCCGAGGCGTTGTTCCAGTTGCCACCACGGATCGGCAGGCGCAATGCGCTTAACCCTGTTTTGCGTGTTTAATCCAGCCGCCGATCATGCGACCGATCTCGTCGAGATGACGCGACCAGATTTCGTATTGTCGGAACGGCAGGAACTTCAGGTCTTTTGCGAGCCGCACTTCGCGGCGCAGCAGCTCCAGTTCGGTATCCAGCTCTGCGAGTGTCGTCTTTTTGTGATACCGCTTGCCGCAGACGATCACGAGCCGCAGCAGCCGCCACATAGAGCCGCGCAGCTCGGCGCTGAGCACGTGACGCTCCGATTTCGGGAAATGCCGTACAGCTATATAGCCATACTCGATCATCGCCTCGACCCGCTGCGCGACTTGAAGCTGTTGCATTAGAGACGGCCCGCGCTATCGCGCAGGGCCGCAGAACACAGATGAACAGGCATCAGGCAACAAAAGCAGGCCGGCAACCGATCGTGCTGTTGCGATTGCCGCGGGCGCTGCCCAAGATCAACGCCGACAACCCCGCATCCGAGGCGAAGTCCCAGCTGCCACCACGGATCGGCAGGCGCTCGCCGCTGCCTGTGTTGAAATAATCACCAGTCGGCGCGGGGCTCAGCGGCGCACAGCCCAGGGCGCGCAGGCGCTGCATTGCTGCCGACGAGATCGCGGTATT